CCAGGCCATCCGACCAATTGGCTTGCAGGCGTGACCGCGTTACGCAGCCATCCTGAAACTGCGATCCCACCTCTCGGCTGGAACGAATTGCCTCAACATAGCCCGGGCTGACACCAAAATGCTCGGACGCAGCGTTTTGCGCTTGTTCCTGCGCGCCAGCATTGGTTGCTTGCGCGTGCTGCTGTGGTTGGGTCAAGCCGGACTCGGTGACCATCGACACCTGCGACCAGGTCTGCACCTGCGCCACCATCGGCCGTTGCGTCTGGCTCTGGTACTTCACAGCGACCGTGCCGACCAGATCAGGCAATGCCGCTTGCAAAGCCACCGGCACCCCAATGACCAGGTGTAGCCGTGCGACCAGTTCTGGCAGCACCCCGGACACTTCGAGCAGCGAGTCGGGATGGGTGTTGGTGTCACTGTCACCAAAAACCAACCGCGTCGGATGCACCTTGGGCGGCTGTGCAAAAACCAGATCAGTGATTCTGGCGTTCGGGTCAGTGACACCTTCCCCAAACACCAGAACCAGCGATTCAATGAGCGGTGTACCAGCAAAGACCAAGTTTTCTGGCACGCCGTGAATCCTCACAAATCAAAGAACATCAAGTCAAAGTGCATTGCCCCAATAGCGCACGCGCACCGGCGTAAAGCACCGTGCCGCTGGTGCCCGAGAGTTTGAAATCTCCGGTACCCGCAGCGTCCGACACCGAACCGTCGGCCACCACTTCGTCACGGCCGTTGATCCAGCGTGCCCAAAGCGCAGTGCCAGTCTCCAGAATCAGGTCACCCGATGGCTCTGACTGCTTGAGGGTCAGCATGCTGGCATTGATCTCTCCGCAAGGTTTGGCCAGCAGGATTTCCACCAGCAATCCACCGCCCGGGTCGCCACCGGTTACTGGCTGGGTCGTTGCGTAAAGTCGAATGCGGCTGGTTTGAGGGCCCGCATCCGCAAACGAAAGAGTCCCGGTCAGTCGCGCCAGCTTGTGCGCAGGAGAAATGGCCAGCGTCATGACGTGTACTCCAGCATCAACTCCGGAACCACCCGATCAGCCACCACCGCCCGAAAGGCTTGGGTGTGGTCGTAGCTCACCACGGTGTAGGTGGTGTTCATGGCGACCCGGCCAAAAGAATAGGCACCGGTAGCCGCTTCGCTCCATGTCTCACGAATAACGGCGCGATAGGCTTCCTCGATCAGCAAAACGCGCCGCCGCACTGGTGTGGCTGGTGAGTTTTTGACGGTGCCCACCACCTGGCCGACACCACCGAAGTAAATGTCGTTTTTCCCCACGATTGGCACGATCGCCTTGCTGCGCACACCAAGACCATCCAGAGCCTGCATTGGCGCGGTGTTGATGCGCCCCGTGTTATTACCCAGACCTTGAGTCGCCAGACTCACCGCTTGGATGGTGTTTACGCGGCTCAGGTCGGTGCCAAATCCGTGGAAGGTGGCAGGTACGCCGACCAACGCGAAACGCACAGCGGCCTCAAGGGCTCGAACATCAGCCTGTGTGGCCCCACCCGTCCAAATGCCTAGGGCATGGAAATACTCATCAGCGTCGAGGTTGTACTCGTTCCCGTTCGCGCCATAGCCAATCTGACCTATCTGGCTCATGGTGTAGCTGCTGCTGACTGGCACGCCCACCAAATTGCCGTCGACATACAAAATGGAGTCTGATCCTCGTGTGACCATCGCCACAAAGTAACGCGTGCCAATGGATCCGTACAAGCCGTAGGGCGAAGATGCATTGGCTTTTGCGGCATACCAGCCCTGCCCGTTGTCCGACAGGTGCAGTGCATAGCTGGTGGTGTCGTTGTAGTCCGGAGTCAGCAGCACATTGCGACGCTTCGGCGCCCAAAACCCGGCAACCACACCAGTCGCTGGCATGGGAATCGGCGTACTCAAAGCCATCGGATTGCCATTACCCGCCACACCTTTGAGCTGGAAATCGTTGGGCAGCAGAGTGCTGGTGGCGGTGATGTGGTTAACCCCCACGCCATCAAGCAGTTGCGCGTCGCTTATTCTGCTTGCGTCAAACGCCGCTACAGGCAACAAGCCCGGCACAGTAGTCCACCAACTCATGGCTTACCACCATGGGCCAGTGATATCAAAAGCAAGAGTGGCGGTGTAATTGCCGCCACCCACCCCATGTGCGACCTTGAGCAGTAAAAAAGTGCGCCCTGGGTAGCCCGCCACGCCTGAAATGTTGTCGAGATGGTTGAAACTGGGACTGTCGTTATGGACCGAGAACATGCCTGGCATCCTGCCGCGCAAATGCGACGTTTCTCTCAACAAGGTCGGGTGCAGGATCATGCTGTAGTCGGGGCCGTTAGGCCAACTGATGCCCGTGCTGTAGCCCGAGGTCGTCTGACCATTGTTGGTGTTCAGGCTGGTAAACGATGGATTGACGTTGTTACCAATTTGCAGAAAGCTGCGCATCAAGACTTTGCCCGTGCCGTCCAACGTTCGCGGGAAACGAGACCGCCAATCGGAACTTTGGTAACCCTCACCATCGAGTTGACTGGCATAGGCGTTTGCGCCCAAATAAGTGTCTTGTGCGCCCAAAATGGTGTTGAACCCATCTGTGCTGCGATAACTCTCAAAGTCAGTGAAGCACTTGCCACCCAAGCCACCCGAGTCTCCACCCTCGTTAAAGATGTAGAAACCACGATCATCACCAACGACAGCCCATGGTCGGTTGTATACAGCAGGGCCGTATTCGTCGTGGCCATTGCCTCCCGCTCTGGCGTAGTACCACTTGTACCAACCATCAACCACGGTATTTCCGGAACCCGTTGCGACTTCGTTTTGGTGTGGATTTGCGGGATCGAATGGTGCACGTGCCCCAACAAAGGTGTCGATATCGCTCATGCCCTGCGCCATGGTCACCTTGGCTTTCTTGGCATAAGTGGTGGCGTAGGCCGGATCACAACTGTCATCCACCCGCAGATAGGGGCGATTGGATAGGACATTCTTGCTGCGGTAAGCGCGCTTGTTTGTGGCCGTAAAAGCAATCTCCCAGCCCAGGGGTGCCACCTTGGAGGTGATGCTCGCCCCAGTGGCCGGGCTCACCGGCGTGCCGGTGATGGCATAGGTGAAAGTGCTGGTCGTCACAGCAATTACACGCACCTCGCCGTTGTACTCGTTTTGGTCTGCGCCAGAGATGGTCAAGACCTGACCCACCCAATACAAGTGCCCTGCGGGAATGCTGGCTGCGGCCACACCAGCAGCGCTGGTCAGAGTGGCGATGGTCTTGAGGTTGAAGCCGGTGACCAGAACCGCATCAAGCAGCGCGGTCATGCAGCCCCAGTCGTTGGTCAGTTGGGGAGCACCTTGCATGGTGTTGGCGTAATATTTCACGGGCAATGTCATATTGTTTCCTTTGAGAATGAGGGAGTTTTGGTCAGTTGGGCATCAAGGGCGATCCACGTCGCCGCGAGACAGTAAGGTGAAGGAGTGCTGGATGCCGGTGTTTGGCCCTTGTTGGATGGTTCGCACCACCCAGACCGGTGTCATGGCACCGACGGTGTTAAAGCGCAGCATGTTTCCTGCTGCCCAGCCAATGCCCCAGCCCAATGCCGGAACCTTGAAATACGGTGTGTTGGTCGCAGGGTTGTTGGGGCTCAGATCGGTGTTGGTACTGCCAATGGCAATCACACCGACGTGCTCACCAATGACGTTGAAACTCGTGGTGTTGGTGAACACCAGCGCCCAGCGTTCACTGACTGCGCCCTTGTTGGTCACCACAATGGGTGCCAGCACATCGTTGAACGTGCCGGTTGCCGCAGTACCGCTGACCCCATCGAGCCAGGTGGTGCCGTTCCAAGTCGCCTGATCGAACAGCACAGACACACGAGCTTTGAGGTCGCCTGCGATCAATGCGCTTGAGACAAAGCTGCTGGGTGGACTGGTGACGGGGTAGTCATGGGTGAGTGGCCGGGTAAAGGTCAACTCCCCGCTGATCTGCACATCGCTGACCACCGCCATGTCTTCGACCCGGTGCTCTATTCGCACGGGCTGGCTGTAGCCTGTAACAGAGGTGAAGGTCACCAATCCCGCTTCAAGGTCGACTGAGTACCCTGCGTTGATGACATTGCCATCAAACCCGACAACCCGTACCCGGCTCAAACGCACCCGTGCGCAGTTGATGGTCTGACCGTTGGCGACAGTCGCCGCGATCGATTGGGTGTTGCCCACCACCGCAAAACCACCCGGGCGAAAGATCGGCACCCGCCCATCGCTGGGCAAGCGCACCGGGTCAATGCCGAGGATATTGGCATCCAGTGGAAGATAGCTGTAGGCGACCGCCGCATAACGGATGGAGTCAGCCATGACGGCGGAAGCCACAAAGATATGCCCGCCGATGATTTTGGACGCGTCATACCAGGGCTTGGTTTCGTTGCCTGCGGCCAACTCCCATTTGCCAAAAGCCAGCGACACAATGCCGGTCTCATAGTCCACCTTGCCTGTAACGTTGGCCGACTCAATCTTGCCGTTGGCATCCGATGTGACGATGTGCGAGACCTGAGCATCGTCGTCAGCCAGCACAAACTGCAGCGCCAGACTGGAGGGTCGAATCGGTGCTGTGCTGGTTCTGAATTGCACGTCTGTTACCGACATCGGACTCTGACTGGTCACCATGCTGGTGATGACGCCCGAATTCGTCGCACCCACTGGCAGCACGGTCAGACTCGCCATACCGGTTGAGTAGTTGATGCTGCCCGAGGTCAGACCGGAACCTGTTGCCGGATCAATGTTGGTGATCAGTGAGCCCTGGCGGTCAATAAAACGTGTTCCACCCAACGTGAAGCTGCATGACCCGCCCACAATGGGCTCGCTCGAGCTTTGCGTCAGATCGACCGCAAGCTTGACCGGAAACACCTCGGTGTTGGTGTTGCCAGCAGCGCTGGTGCGGTAAGTGACCTTGACATACCCGGACATGTCGGTGGGCATGATGGCCCCGATGGTCTGGTAGGTGAACCCGCCAAACACCGTTTTCTCCGTGGCCAGGGTGCCTGTGTACCAAGCGTTGTCAATCACCTGCGTTCCGATGACCACCTTTGTCCAGTTGGGCTTCGGTAATGCAATCACGGTATCGGGCTTGAACCTCAAAGTCCCAGCCGCGTAATTGATCACGCCTGCGCACTCCGGACGCGTCTGAAAACCACCAGCCCCGTTGTCATGGACGATGACGATAGGGTCGCGATTGGGCTTGTAGGTCAGGGAGAGCCAACGGGTAGAAATCTGACCCTCAATGGTCAGGTCTTTCTCATCAAACACGGTGTTCCACTCGACCTTGACCGTGCGCGCCAGCACATTGGGGTTGGCCAGAACGATCTCGATGTGACCGTCTGGCGCAAAACGCTCGGGCGCCTGGAAATTCTCTTCAATCGGTGGGCCCCACGAGTATTCAATGCTGACCTGTGCGCCAGAGCTGGGCAGGATCAGTGGTTTGAAAGTGATCACGCCATCCAGATAATCCACTTTGCCGGTGGCGTCCCCGGTTAGCAGCCCCTGTCCGTTGTCAGTGGCGGTTTTATCCACGCCGCCGGTCACCCAGGTCAATGTGACCGTACCCGGTGCCACACCAGGGTGGGCCAGAGTGAACACGGATTGGGCTGCAATGGCAACACCATAAACAGCCGTGTCGGCAGTGGCCAGCCCATAAGTGGCGAGCACCTGCGTACCCGCGTCGGGCAAGGCCGCGAGGGTGACCATCATCGATCCTGTATTGAAATTGAGCGTGCCAGCGCCCACCGAGCCAAAGGCACTGCGCAACTGGCCATTGCCCGCATCGCGCAATGTGTACCAGCGCCCCTGTGCTCGGTAGCTGAGCGCGAAACTGCCCGGTTTTGGAGCAGGATCAAAGATCGCGACCAGGGTGCTGGAGCGTGATTCGGCCGTGACAGCCCAGCTGGCGGTGTGCAAGGAACGCACCGGCGTTGCAGCGGGTGTGTACACGATCGTCTTGGCCCCAGCGTAGCTCACAGATGGATCGGTGATTGAAATCAGCCCATTGGCATAGTCCACCGCACCGACTGCGCTGCCAGCAGCAGACAACAAGCCACCGTCATCGACCAAGGTCAAGCTGCCGGTGGTCAGTTTGAGCGTGTTGGGCATGATGGCCTGGCCCACGCTGATGGTGTGAGAGGTGTTGAGGGCCACCGAGGTGGTGATCGTCATCGGTCCGCCAGCTGCGGATAAAACCACCTGTTCACCGTTGGGTTTCAGATCGACCAGAGGCGTTTCCGTCTGGGCACTGGGCACCAGTTGGGTGTAGACGCTGCTGGCGCGAATGCTGAACGTCCCGAGAATGGCGGCTGCGGCCAGTGGCACCACGCCAACGTAGGAGCCTGCATCTGCGACCGTGGTGTCTCTCACCTTGGTCGCACCCGCTGCTGGTGCCGCCTTGGCGTTGCCTTCAGACCCCTGAAAATCCGTGCGCAGTGCATCGCTGATAGAACAGGTCACCACGTTCATGTCGACCATCTTTCCCTGGCTATCCTCGAACTTGCGCTTGACTGCGCTGACCTCAGTGGTTCGGATGTACTGGTTTCTCTCGTTGGTTGTCCCCTCGTTTTGCACCAGCACCATGGTCTGGCCAATTCGAGGCAGTTCAGCATCCACACCCTGCAAGATTTGCACGGCACGCTGACCAGCAATATGGTTTTCCAGCAGCATGCCGCCCCACATCGGTCCTTTGGTGAGGTAGCTCTCCACCCTGGCAGAAGCCGCATCGCGCCGATCAAAGGTGTCGCGGGTACTGAACAGCGTGACACTGACATTGGGATCCGCTGGAGGCTCGGAGACGATGATGTTCGAGCCCATGTAGGTGTCGGTGTCCATCGTCTGCACCGAGACGTGGAGTTTTCGCAAATTCACCCGACCACCAGCGCGGTCGAGTTCAGAGATGTCCGGAAAGATGGCATTGCTGGTGCCGTCCGTGATGACCGTGGCCGTGGGCGCGCCACCGCCCTCGGGCACGTCGTCCATGACTTGGGATGCAACTAATTTGATGTCGCCAGTGAGAATGGGCATGAAGGCTCCAGAATTTAGATTTGCATCAGCTTTAAGGTGATGCGGTAGAAGTCAGCCTCTGACCGTGCGGGAAACCCAGTGACGGGCTCGGCTTCAAGAGCCCCGTCGGCATGACGAAATGCCACCGTGAAAACTCGGGCATCGGTGAGCGTCAACTCAAAGCGGCCACTGACCGCGTCAAGTGGCAGTGCCACCCAGTCGCGCAGAACATTGACAACCGATCTCGTAACCCAGGCCATGTCGGCAGCGCCCACCAGGGTAATGGCCCGCCCCGCCTGCCGTGTGGCCGACTGCACCAAGAGAGACCCAGTGATCAGGTAAGACACGCTCGAGACCACTGGACTCCAGCCGTGTTCGTCGCTCCACAGCAAATCGTCAGGCAGGGTCAACGTGGCCCCACTAAAGAGGTTTTTTAGTTCCATGGGTGAGTGACCGCTAAAAAGCGCGTGATTTCGCTTGTTTCAAGATGTCCAGCAGTCGGGTTTCATCCCTAGCATCGACCGTGGCTGACACACTGCGGTTTCCCGCCGCCAGTTCAACTCGCACTGTTCGTACCGGAGCACTGCTCGCCGCCAATTCAGGTCTTGGCACTGACATGGGTGATGCCAGAGATGGCACCAGTGACTGAACAAGTCCACCACTGGCAAAGCCCTGCACGCGCGCGGCCAGGGCTTGCGCTGGCAGGCTCAGGTTGTTGAGCGACTCAAAAAAGCCGGTGCCAAAGCGCGACACCGCTGACCGGTTGACCACGTATTCGCCGGGAGTGAGCATGGCGGGAACCGTATCGGACTTGGCCACTCCACCGCCCCGGTAAAACTCACCCTGGTGCTGCTCCATGTATTCCATCAGGTCGCGTTCAAGGTCTTTACCATAGGCCAGTGGCTGCGCCATGGCTTGCCGCCAGTTGGCCTTGATGGCATCGAGCTTTTGTTTTTCGTTGCCTGTGAGTTGCTTGCGATTGAGCAGGCTCTCCAAGGTTCTACGGTCGGTGTTGGCCAGTTGGCCGTAACCCACCATGGTGTCGTACTCGAATCCGATACTCATGGAAGCACCGTACTGCATGCGCATCCACTGCACATACTGACGCATTCCGGACAAACCCAACTCGATCATTTGCTGGGCTTCCACCGCGTCCTTGTTGTGCTTGATGACGTTCGAACCGGGGGTTACCACCGAACCGCCCGTGGCAAACCGGGCCACACCATTGGCAATTTTTGACAGGGTAGTAGCACCATATTTGCGCACCGCCGCTTTGCGCAACACATACGCGCCAGCGTCCAGCGTGCGCGGTACCGTGTCTTGATCGCCCGAGCCCGGCACGGAGCCACCGGTCATTCGGGCAAATGCAGACTGCACCATGGGAGCGACTGCACCGCCGACAGCGAAGTGCGGCAGACCTGCGCCCACTAGTCCACCCGTCGCGTTCGTTTCGACCTTGGTCACATAGATCGTGTGGGTGCTCGACGTATTCATGCCGTTGAGGCTGGAGATTTGCGAGCGCGCCGCATCGGCATTGGTGTTCACACTGTGCTGCGACTCAGTGCGGATGCGACCCAGTGCATTGATCATGCCTTCCACATTGTTGATCGCTGCTTGGGCTTTTTCAGAAGTGACTTGCAGCTCGATCAGCGAGTTTTGCTTTGCATAGGCGGTCAGTTTGTCCAGCGCCGCTTTGGCCTGGCTGACATCGGCATCCACCGGCAGCGTCTTGCCTTCTTTGAGCAAAGCTTCATATTCCTGGAGCTTTTTCTGGGCCTGTTCCAGATCGGCCTTGATGACCAGCAGCCTTTCTTTCTCGGCCATTGCCTTATCAAGATCAGCCATGGCCTTGTCAAACCGGGTGGTGTCCGCGTCCAGTGTGACTTTCAAACCATCTTTGAGCTTGGCGGTGATCTGGTCGATCTGGGTTTCCGTATCCGTCAGGGTCTGCTTGATCTGGTCACGCGCACTCAACGCCGACTTGGCTGCGTTTTGGTGTGCCTGCGCCTGTGCATCAAGCGTCTTGACCAGGATTTCCTCGGATGTGCGGATGTCACCAATGGCCGTGTTGATACCCTGCTTGCCTTGGGTGATCGCAGTATCAGAATCCTTGGTTTTCTGGGCCAGTTCGGCCCGCAGGGTGTCTGCCTGGCGCATCAGGTCGGCAGCCTTGTCGTACTCCTGTTTGCGAGAAGCCTCACGCGCCTGTGACTCCAGGGTCACGACCTGGGTGTGCGCTTGCTCGGATTGCTTCTTGGCTTCCTCTGCCTTTTTGGCTTCAGCGGTTTGGGCACTGCCCACTTGCACCGCCAAATCCATGGCCTTTTGCGCAAACTGCTTGGCTTGCTCAAATTCACCAGCGGCCAGTGCATCACGCGCCTTGCTCTGCAACTCAACGATCTGACGTTTGCGGTCTTCCGTGGCCTCAAATTCAGTCATGCCCTGACGACGCAGTTCACGGATTTTTTCTTCCGTGGTCATCGTCAGCAGCCGTTTGGCTTCTTCGATGCGCTGAATTTCTGCCAGATGCCGGTTGGCCTCAGCGTTGAGCGCATCAATGTGGGCGCGGTATTCCGTGGCGGCAATGACCATGGACTGGCGTTTGGTCGCCAGAATCTCGTTTTCGACCCGGGTGACGTTGGCGCTGCGCTCGGCTTCCGTTAGGCCTTGTTTGGCTGCTGCTGCCACCCTGGCGCTGGACTCGTCATCGATGAGTTTCAAGGTGTCCGTGGTGGCCTTTTGCCGCAGGGTGGTCTGCTGAGTCAGTGCGTCAGTGAGCAGCAGGGTTGACTTGGCGATCTGGGTTGCCTCTGACGCCTTCGACAAATCCAGTGCCGTCTGCTCCTGCTGGTAGCGTGCTTTCACAGCATCGACCTGTTTTTGCAGGTTGGCTTCCACCATGGCCGTCAGACCCTTGTACGCTTCAGCCATTTTTGCTGTCGCATCCGTCACCACGCCATTGGCCTTGGTGACCGCCTGTTCCACCTCGCCCAGCCGGGATTTGAGCTTTTCCACTGCGGAGTGAACCGCTTCAACGCCACGACCGACCGCTTCTTGGGTTCCCTGACGCACAGCTTCCAGCTTTTTGGCAATCTCTTCTGCTGTGGTGGCCGCAGTGGTCATGGCCGCTTTGGCGGTGTCCGAACCCTTGGTGGCATCGGCATACATCTGGGCGAAGATCACATTCATCTCGGCCAGCCGAGCTTCATGACGCTTGGTGGCAGCATCGATGGTGTCACTGGTAAAGATTGCTGCAAACGCTTCCCAGCTGTATTGCAGAACTTCGACTGCTTTGACCAGGATTTCAACCATGAAGATGCCCGCTTTGCGGACGATCTCGAATTTCTCGGACAGCCAGGTGCCGATTTCCCAGCCCACTGCGAACGCACCCAGCACGGCAAAGGCGGTTTTGAGCAGCCCGACGCTGGCAATGGCTGCTGTGACCGATAAATTGGCGGTGGCCCAGGCCGCAGAGGTAGCGGTGGCAGCGGTGATGGCTGCGGCTCCAGCGGTTTGCCAAGCGGTGACCAACGCTGGCAGCAGCCGGTAAATGAGCACCGCCAGTCCCACTTCGGCTATTCTTTTGAGCCACTGCATGACCGTATCAAGATTGGTGGCCAGCCAGGTCAGACCATCGGCGAGCTTTTTGGTGATGCCGGTGGCGGCATCCACCTGCGCGACCCACTGCCCGAAGGCGTTTTGCAGGCGCTGAAAGGCCTGTGCGACGGTTGCTGGAAGTTGCGCGTACTCGGCGGCGAGCTTGTCCTTTTGGCCCATCAAGGCGTTGACCACCACGTCAGCGGTGAGTCGACCCTCTTCAGCCAACTTGCGCAGCCGACCAATGGGCACGTTCAAGCCGTCGGCCAGCGCTTGGGCCAGACGGGGTGAGTTTTCGACGACTGAATTGAATTCCTCGCCACGCAGCACACCGGACGCCAAGGCTTGTCCGAACTGCAAGAGTGAGGACTGGGCTTCTGTGGCCGACGCACCGGACAGGCGCAAGGCCTGCGAGATGCTCTCCGTGATGGTCAAGGCATCTTTCTGTTCACCACCGAGCATGCGCACCGCTTGCTGCAACTTGCCGTACAGGGTCGAGACTTCCTGAATTGGCACACCAATACGCTGAGCGATGTCAAACAGCGCTTTTTGCGCGGTGACAAACTCATTCTGACCGGCTGTTGCCAGCTTCAGGCGTGCGCCCATCATGTTCCAGGCATCGGCAATCTGGACGATCTCCTGCACCTTGCCTGCCGCCCAGTTGATAGACAGGAAAGCCAGCAGTTGCGTTTTGGCGGTCGCCACCTGATCGCCAAACGCTGACATGCCTGCTTTGACCTCGGCCATACCGCGCGCAGCCTTGTCGCCTGCGGTCTTGGCTGTCGATGCCAACTCACCCAGGCTTTGCTGGGCAGAATTCAGGGCGCGTTTAAGCCCGTCATCTGCACCTTCAAGGGCGACTAAAACGGCGATACGGTTGTTGGCCATGGGTCAGTTCAATATTTGAGGGTCATCCGACCGTGCGGATTTGTTGTTCGATGCCTGCTGCCAGTCGTGGGATGCGACGCACCACCAGTCGCTCAATGTCGAGTCGCTTTTTGAGCATGACACGCGGCACCAGTACGGCAATCGGAATATCTGCACCGCGTTTGATGCGCTTGATTCCTTCGGCTTTGCGGTAGCGACGCTTGAAACCGGCCAAGGGTCGGTCGTGCTCTTTGATGTTCTCGGCCATCAGCACCACGTTGCCCTTGGCGTTTTTGATGAAGTAGGCGTTGCCGCCCCGCATCAGTTCGGCAATCTGTGCCTTGAAACGTTTGCGGCCGACCCGGCCATGCAAGGGGATCAGCATCTTGGCCGAGATCACGCCACCGTTCTCATGCATTCCGACCCAGGGAATGCGCGAGCCTACGTAGAGCGCAGGCAAACGACTGGGATCTTTGTCGATCACGTAGGCGGAGAACCCATTGAGAAAGGTCTTCTTCACCACCGTCAGTTGCGATGCCACCTGGTCGCGCACGTCTCGTTTGATCTCCACTGCCTCTTTCGCCATAGCCTTGGCCACCGCCTTTTTGACCTTGTCGCGAAACTCCCCACCCCATCGGCGAAGCTGGGCTTGCGCGGCGGCGCTGTCGATTCGAATGGAGATTTTCATTTCGGGTTTGATGCAGTGGTCAGACGTTCAAGCGTTTGATCGAGGTTTTTGGAGTCGCCCCGGCTGCCAATGGCAATCAGGGACAGGAGTTGGGCATCACGCGCGCTGTCCAGGCGAGAGCTGGCAGCAGCAAAGCCTTTCAACTGCGCCAGCGTGTAGTCCAGGATGTCGGGCAGCCGGTGGCCATGCCCGATCAGGCGCTGGGTAAGGTCGAACCAGTATTGGCCTCCCGAATGCCCTGGCCCAGACTGAACAGACCGTCGAGTTTGGGAATCACCGTTCGGGTAAAAAAATCAGCGTTGACCTCCATCACCTTGGCTGCCAGCAGCAACGCGTCGTCCGCTGCCAAGTCGTCCACCCACTCGCGCGGTTTTTTGACTGCGATGCCGATGGCGTTCAACAAATCGTCACCACGCTCGCCAAACAGCGCCAGCCAGTTGATTTGCGGTTGGCTCAATTGCGCCATCACGGGTGCGATCACCCGCAGGAAAGCAGGCAACTGGCCCACTTTGAGGGGGGATATCGCAATGGTTTCGCCTGCCACCTGCACCAGGGTGTCCTGGGGAATGAGTTTTTCCAAATCAGTCATGACGCGCCTTTCAGATTTGGACAATGCGGCCGAACTGGCCCAGCGTTGCATCGAAAGGCTTGCTGGAATCGGCTAAGAGGGAGCCTTCCATCTCGAACTTGTTGTATTCGTTGGAGATGAACGAGATTTCCTTCAAGGGATCAAACGCCACCCGGTACAACTCAACCAACACCTTTGCATTACCGTCGGCGGTGTTGATGCCCTCCAGCCGCAGGAAACGCTCGGGCAGTGGCTGGGTAAAGATGCCAATCTCGGTAGTGACACCAAAGGCGTAGCTGGCCTTCAGTGGGGCGGCGTAGGCCACGGCAGGTGTGCCTCCATCGTTCAGACGCAGCAACTGGATAGCGCCGAAGTCTTTATCGACGGTGTAGTCCACCCCTTCGACCAGGGTCGCGGGTGTGGCGCTGCTGTCCAGAATCACCAGGCTGGCTACCTTGGGGTGAGCCAGGAAATAGCGCTCGCCGACCAAGGGAGAAGCGCCCGCCAATGGCTCATTGGTCACAGTGCCGGGCGTGCCAACCACGTAGTTGCCGTACAGGGCCAGCGCCAAATTTTCTTTGGTGAACTCTTCAATGGTCAGATTCACCGTGGCCGATTTTTGCTTGACCATGCGGTGATCCAGCGTGCGCTGACCGGTCTGGCTCTCGTAATGCTCCAGCACGTCGGTTTTGAGCGAGAGTTTCAACTCGGCCACGTTGCCGGGTGAGCGAACCTCGATGGGGTTGCCTTCAACGTCACGTTTGCCGAGGTAAACACGGCCTTGGAATGATGCATAGGTGCTCATGGTTTGGGATCCTTAAAGTTGGAATGGATGAAAAAATGGGGAAAAGGATTCAGGCTTGAATTGCGATGTCCGCGATCAGGGTGCGGTAGGTGATCTGGTAGCGCGCAGATGTGCTGGCAGCAACGCCGTCAGCGTCTTCCACTTCCCACTCGGACTCGACTTCCCGCACGCCGAGCGCCAGGCCGCCTAGGTTGACGTCAAGCATCAGGGCAGAATGCGCTGCACAGAGCAAGGCATCAGCCTGCGTTTCGGCAACGTCGGGCGGCACCGCGCGCGCAAGCGCTGTGATGCGCACCGTCAACTCGCGGGTGACCCGGTCGTTGGCGCGCTCAGCCAGTGACTCACTCTCAGGAAACACCACCAGCGCTGGGCACTGGTCGCGCGTGATGGACACGCTGGGCGTTCGCCACACAGTGGCTGCCTGATCAGTGGCGACCGGGGTCAGTACCCCGACGATTGCTTGCAGGATTCGTTCACGAATGGACTGGGTCATGGTTTTTGGATGGGTTATGGGTCATTCATAAAATGCTTGTTTTGAGTTCAAAGAGGCACTCTTCATGGCGACATCCAAGCCCGTCAAAGGCACCAGCAGCGGCAGCAGAAAAAGCCTCAAATCCCAGTCATCTCCGAGTGTTTTCATCCTCAAGGTCGAGTTGGTGGACTCAGAGCCCGTGATCTGGCGACGCATTTACATCGATGGCCGCGCACGCCTGAATGCGTTTCACCACATCCTGCAAGCGGCCATGGGCTGGACTGACTCGCATTTGCATGAATTCACGATTCGTGAAAAGCGTTACGCACCGCCCGACGAAGAAGACCAGTTTTTGGAAATCGAAACCTTGGATGAGTCCAAATTCCGTCTCAATCAACTGCTGGAAACAGGTGAGGTGTTTGAATACCTGTACGACTTTGGCGACAGTTGGCAGCACCGGATCACGGTCGAGTCCATACGGGATCTGGACAATGACGACAGCAACGCTGGCCGGGTATGGGTGGAATCGGGTCAGCGAGCCTGCCCGCCTGAAGACGCGGGTGGCATTTGGGGCTATCAGGAGTCTCTGGCCACCCTTGAGGACAGCCCCTACAGCGAAGAAGCCAAAGAAATGCGCGAATGGGCTGGACTGGACTTTGATCCTGAACGCTTTGACCGCAAGGCTGCCAACGCAGCCCTGGATCGCATGCTTTGGAATGGCTGGATCAAGATTGGCACCTGACTACACAAGTCAGTGATCACACCCGCATCAGTTTGGCGCGCACCTCGGAGCCATCGCCCACGGCCATGACTTCTCGCACCTGGTAGACATCGCCCTCGATTTGCACCACCTCGCGGGATTTCAGCCCCACAAGGCAGGAGTTTGGGTAGGTCATCGCGTACTCGGTGCTGACTCCCAGCCCCGAGAGCACGTCTTGATCAGGTGCAGAAAACCCTACCGAGTGGGTTTGATCTACACCGCCATCGCTGGGTTGCCAGACGCAGGTCTTGAGAAACCCGACGTTGGCAGCGGCGCGGTAGAGTTTTTCTACCAAGGTGGTCATGGGATTGCTCCCATCACGTCGCGGTCAGGCGCACCAGCAGAGCCGGCCGCTGGCACAGGGGCAGCGGATTGCTCTGAGTGTGCAAGTCGGTGCCACGTTCAAACTGTCGCGGAGCCTGCTTGGCATAGATCGGCTGGCCCAGCGTGTTGACTGTCTCGTTAAAGTCAGCCGGCGCAAAGTAGGTGGCAAAGGTGTCGATCGTGCCCAGCGGGAACGCATGCCCTTCGCCAGCATCGATATAGGACTTGGTCGACCAGCCACCAGAGCCGTCGGGTACGCTGGCTTCACCGGCATATTCCTCAAAGGTGACCCCTGCAAACGGAAAGCCCGAGCGCATATCGGAGCGCAGAATCTGACTCTCATTGAACAGGCGGTACGCATCGACCACGCTGGGGTGGGTCACGAGCTTGGTGAAGAACTCGGGTGAAACAAGACACTGAACGCTGCTCATGCGCTCACCCATCAGGCTTTTGCCCAAGTAGCGTTTGAGATCAAGACACTTTTCCAGCACGTTGGTGGTGTCGACGTTGAGTTTGAAGCTGATGGTTTTGGGCGTGATCTTGAATTCGTCGTACAGGTTCACCAAAACCCGGCCATCTGCATCCAACACGATGCCTTTCAATGCACCCATGCGCAGATATTCCAGTGTGGCTGCGTGTTTGGTGCGCATGTTGTCCAGGTGCTCAGCCAGCACCGCCGCAATGGAGGCAAATTCATTCTCGGTGCCAAACGAGCGCAGTCCCAAGACCTCTTCAGGGAGCACCACGTCATCGTGCGGGATGTGCGGGATGACAAAGCTGCGCAGCGTGCGCTTGCCCCGAATACCGACCGTACCGGGTGAGCCCACAGGCAGACTGGGCAGCAAATTGAGCACACCGGCCTTTTCTTCGAGCACGATGGTGCGGGTGCGTACCGGCTTGGCGGAAAAAAGACCCAACTGGTCGAGTCGGTCGTAGCGATTGGGCAGCAGGTTGATCGCTGCTGTCAGCGATGCCATGGAAAAAGCAGGATTGAGAAACGGGTTGTTGATGGCCATGATGGCTTTCCTTCAATGAGTGAGCGGGATGAGGTGAATTGGCTTTGGTGGTCAGGCGCTTTGGCGCACCAGAATGCCCAGGGCCTTGAGTTGGGCCACTGCAGCGTCACGCTCGGCAACAGTGATGGCGGCAGGCCAGGTGAGCGCGTGCTGGGCCACTGCGCTATGGCGCGCCAGCATCAGTGCGTCGTCCCGGTCTGCCAGATAGGCATCGCAGTCTTGCAGCAACACGCCACAGGCGACTTGGCTGCCATCGGTGGCGCTCGGATCGAGTTGTTTAACCCGTCCGGTGGCGACCACAAACCCAAGTACGGTGCCCAGTACCAGGGTTTGGCCAGCAGTCAGGGTGGCGCGGTCGCGCGAATAAAAGCCTTCGTCTTCGTACTTGAGCAAGTCGCCCAGATTGAGGGTTTGTTTGATTTCAGCCATAGAGTTCTCCAATCAGTGAGGGGAAAGTTGATTTGTGACGTGGTTTAGCGAGCAGCAATGCGGGCTTTAACGGCCTGAATCAGCGGGTTGTCGGAAGATGCCGGGTTGGAGGCAGCCATTTCCTGGTGATGCACGGCATTGGGGTCAATTCGGCTGACAATTTCCGTGGATTGCTGTGCCATTGCCGTGAGCAACTGGCTGCGCACCTGACTGGGTGCCACTTTGGCTTCCAAAAAGCCAGCGATCAGGTCAGTGCGGCCAGCCAGCGTGCAGCTTTGCGCGATTTCAATCGCATCAGAGACTGCAAACGCGGCTTCAGTGTTTGAAGTTGTGGCAACTGTGCTCGATTGGGCGAGCATTGGTGCGGATTGAGCAGATTGCGTCATGGGGATTTCCTTTTCAAGAGAGGTTTCAGTGAGGATGGAACTGGCGAGTAGTCGGGAGAGCGAGGGAACCGGTGGCAGCAACATGGAGTTGATCTGTCTGATCGCGTCATCAAGCGTGCCGACGTCATCAGCCAGACCAGAAGCAACCGCGTCAGCGCCGAAGAACAGGGCTGCTTGAGTGCCTTTGATGGTGTTCACGCCCATACCCCGGTGTTTGGCCACCGTCGTGGCAAACAGGTCATAAATTCGATTGACCTCACCCTGTAAAAAACTTTGTGCTTCGCCCGAGATGGGTGCGTGCGGGTTGAGATCGTTCTTGCGGTCCCCGGCAAAGACGGCGGTGTAGGACACACCGTCTTGAACATCCCGGACAGACTGATCAACGTGCATCGCAATCACGCCAATGGAGCCCACACCGCCGGTGCGTGAGACGATCAGGCGGCTGGCAGCACTGGCCAGCGCATAGGCGGCGGAGAACGCCATATCGTTGGCAACCGCCCAGACTGGTTTGATGGCCGTGGCCGCGCGAATGCGATCCGCCAGATCAAACACGCCAGAGGATTCGCCACCGGGCGAGTCAATATCGAGCACGATGGCTGCGACATTCGGGTCGGCCAGCGCTGTATCCAGTGCCATGGCAATACCGGCGTAACTGGTCAAACCGGACTGGGCTTCAAGCCCTTGGGTACGCCGCACCAGCGTGCCATAAATGGGGATCACGGCAATGTCAGACTGACCAGGGTTGGTCTCCGACTGGGCCGCGTTTCGATCAGGCGGTATAAAGCCGGTCGGTGCCGACAAGTCACCCAGCCCCACGCGTGCGCCCAGCACAGACAGGATCACATCAAGTTTTGGGCGATGGATGAGCAGCGGCGCACCAAACAGGCGTGCCGCCAAATGCGGTAACAGGTTCATGAAAATCCTCTACGTGTCAGTCGTGACCGGGTCGCTGGTTGCGTTGTAAGCGGCTTGGGTCGCATGCTTGTTGGGCTCCGCGCTGCCACCGTCTTTCGAGGTGCGTCTTGGGTCGGAGTCAAAAATCAGACCTAGGTCATCGGCGCGCTGGTTGTCAGCAGCGATTTCCCGGTCAACGTCCTCAGCGTCATAACCAAAAGCCGAAATGGCTTCAGACCTACTCATCAGCCCCGAGCGAATCGCCAGCAGCATGGCCTTGAACTCTTTCTCAGGGTCCACCCACTGCCAGCCCTGCGGAATCCACTTGGCTGCGAGGTATTGCCGCCGCTTTGCGTTGCCGCCCCGGGCAAAACCCGGCGCTGTCAAGGCACCGCTGAGCACCGCCTGCTTCATCCATGCAGCCCACACTGGGCGACACATCTGATGCACCAGCACACCGTGCTGCACCATCTCGCAACGCCGTCTGAATTCCAGCATCCCGGCCCGAATGCTGGAATAGTTCACGCCAGAGAGGTCACCGGTCAGTTGTTCATAGGTGATACCAATGGCCGCTGCCACCGCCCGAAACTGGGCACGTAGAAATTCACCATAGGAGCCACCCACATCGGCTGGGTCAGAGAACTTGATGTCTTCGCCGGGCTCCAGAATCTGCATGGTGCCGGGCTCCAAACCAGCCAGCGATACCCCATTGCCATCGGGCAGGCCTTCGCCCAGCAGGTTGTCCTCCACGCTTTGGCGGGTGACAAAGCCTGCGAACATGGCAGCAGTCTTCTTGCGCACCAGTTCCGCGTCGTCGTACTGGTCGAGTTCATTGAGTTTGACCAGGGCCCGTGAGAGCCAGGGCTCACCCCGAATCTGCCCCGGGCGCAACACCTTGTACAGGTGGATGATTTCACTGGCATCGATGCGCACCGTCTCCAGACCACCCTGGCCGGACATGGGTGCCAGCCTGCCATCCTCGGGGTGGGAACGGTACAAGTGGTACGCCACGCGCCTGCCAACGCCATCGAATTCGATGCCCGAACGAACCACATTGCCAGAATCGAGATCGATATTGAGATTCAGTGGCAGGTGCTCGGGCTCGATCAGCTGGAGTTGCAGCGGCACACTCAAACCATCTTCGGGTCGGCGCGGTCGCAGCCGGATCAGGCATTCACCGCCCTCCAGCATGGCCCGACAAGCCAAGGCTTGCAAACCATAGAAGTCTGTCTGGCCTGCCGCATCGGCTTCCTCTACCCAGTCGCGCCACAGTGTCTGCACTGCCGCCTTGAACGTGTCGTCACCGGCCAGACTTTGTGGCTTGATGCCGGTGCCGACCGCATTGGCCACAAAGGCCTCGATGCCAGACTGAGCCCAGGCGTTGCGCCGCACCAGGTCGCGGCTTTTGGTGCGCAACTCAGAATTGGTGGCGAGCAGCGCCGACACAGCGCCGGGGTTGCCGGGCATCCAGGCCTGTGCACGCCTGCCACGGCCTGCTGCTTCATGTATCGGTCCCTGACCCACCTGGCCAAACAGACTTCTGATTTTTGTGTACCAAGTCATCAGAAGCCTTTGGATGTGGTCACGCGAATCTGACGCGGCGCGCTGGGCCACATGCCAGTTGATGCGGCTTGCTCAGACAGCCCTCGCTTGACCTCGCGAATGGCTTGGCGGAGTTCGTCAACGGAGCGGTATTCGACGGTCTTGTCGCCGAATGAGACGCGACGCTCGCCTTGCGTGAGTGCAGCTTGCAAGGCTTCGAGTTGGGTTTGAGAGAAGGACATGGTGTTTGTTTTCTGTTCGGGCATCAGCGCCAGACGGTCAGGTTCATCTCGGTGGTGTCGGTCAAGGTGCCGTTTGAGGTGGTGCAGACGACCTCAACAAACTGGGTGGTCTTGGCCTCCGCTGTGGTGCGTGCGCCAGCGTGTTTCATGGCGGATTGATTGCCAGCATTGCGTGCGAACGACTGCCAGCAGTAATTGGCATCTGGCATGGGGCTCAAAAACGTCACCCGGAATTTGCCAGTGCTTGTGCGGGTGACGCTATGCACATTGAACCCAGCCCGAACCACCACCGAAGCTTTGCTGCCAGTTACAACCACCCCGAAGCACACCCAGGCTTTTGCAACCCCAGGGTGATCGGCGGTAATGCGGGTCTTGAGTTCAAGAGCCAGTCGCTGCGCCAATTCGGTGATGTGTTGGGCCAGGTTCATGAACGATCAGGCCAGCAGCGCAGCTTCAAACGCCGCCACAAAGTCGGTATCCGCATTGCCGATGTCCAGCACAGAGACCGCGCCGATGTTCTGGCGTGCCTGCTCCTGCTCGGTGGCAGTCAGGGATTGCGCCGCATCAAAGCGCACCCGCTTGTCAACAGCGGCAAGCAAGGCCGCGATGCCCGTCTGGTCATCCAGGATGGCCGTTTGCAGTTCTTTGAGCGTGTCGAATGCTGCATCGGCACCACCGAGCAAGTCAGCCTTGAGGGCATCGAGCAAGGTGGTGATCTTCGATGCCGAGAACGTGGTGGCCGTACCAGCCGCGTTGGCATCGTCAATGATGGTGACGCCAGCCAAAGTGGAAATCTGGCTGCGCAGCTCATTGATGGAACTGACCAGGCTGGTTTTGTCAGTTGTCGAGAGGTTGGCCAGCGTACCGACCTGACCGTAAATGGTCTTGAACTCGGCGGCAAGGCGTAGAACCAGGGATTCAAGGCGTGTTTGCAAACTCATGGGGAAAACTCCAAATAAGGAAATGAAAAGGCAATAAAAAAGGCACCGAAGTGCCGTGATTGAAGGAGCGCCAAAACGCTCCGGTTAAACGGTCGACCAGTGCGACACAGCCCCTAGCGTTTAAGCCAGGGACTACGGATCACGCGTCGACCGAATTTGGGCTGTCCAGAAGCACTGATGCCAGCGCGACCTGCATCAGTCAGGCTGGCATCAATGGAATCTATGGACAAATTTGATGAGGTGACATTCACCTCGGAGTCGGGTGGCCGCGCCAGCCCGAGTTGTTTTTCCAATTCGCGCCAGTGGCGCTCCTCAAAGCGGTCCAGACCGACACTCGACGCTGCCGCCCGGGCATACACATAGCAGTCCAAGGCCTCATTGCGCTCGCGCATCTTTTGCCACTCACGGTGTGCAAAGCCATTTCGGTCGTGCCGGGTGATCAAACTCTCGGCGCACAACTGCTGCACATATTCGGCGTCCACTTTGGGTAAATGAACAAATCCAGCCGGGTAAAGCGGTGTGGTCCCGTCCGAGCCCACATCTGCTGCTTTGCGCAGGTTGTTGTAAAGCTCCATCTTGGCCATGCCCACCGCCACCGAATACAGCTTGATGCCTCGACGCAGCTTCTTGCCGCCCTGGGTCACATCCACCGCCGTAGGCGTGCCGATCAGCGCCGCGCCACCCATCGCACCGCTGCGCACCCCTTTGACGGGCATCAGTCGCGGGTCGTGACAACTGCGGGCAAACGCATAGGTCTCCTGAGTGGCAAAACCGGTGTCCAGCGCCAGCCTGGTCAAAGGCATCAACACACCACTGGCGTGCGTCCAGCGCTCGGCCAGTAACTCTGACAAGCGTTTCCAGACGGCATCGCGCGCAGTGTCACCCATCAGCACGCGGTGCTCCACCAGCCAGGACTCCTTGCCGCGACCGAATGCCCAGATCGACACCTCAATCCGGTCCTTCTGCACGTCCGCACCGGCCACCAACAGCAAGCCACCCAGTGCAACGCTGCCGATTCGGTAATCTTCGCGGCGCTCAATCAGGCGCTGCCAATCCGGTGCTTCGCCTTCTTCGAGCCAGGTCTCACCCAGTTCGGTGTTTTTGAAGGTCTTGATGGCAGCAGCGGAACCGGATTCCTTGCTGACCGCGCTCTCCCAGGCGGCAGCCACATCGCGCCAGCTACGCCAGCCGACCGGGCTATACAAGGATGACAAGTGAAACCCGGCAGTCTTTTTGCGACCTTTGCTGCTCGTTGCAGACTCTTGCGCAATCATGCTGCGCCATTGGCCGAGTTCGAGCATTCGCGTCTTGTGGTGCTCTGCAATCGGCTGTTCACAGGACTCGCACACATAGGCTGCGGTCTCAGGTTTGGCTTTTTCCCAGCGCAGGTTCTCAAAACGCAGCCACTGGCGGTGATCGCAGTGCGGACAGGGAACAAAGTAGCGCCGCTGGTCACTTGCCTCGTACTCGCGCTCAATGGCCGACACGCCCGAGATGGTCGGGGTCGACACAATGAAAATCTTGCGCCGGGTGAAGGTGCGCGTGCGGGCTTCGGCCAGCGAAATCGCATCGCCTTCGCCCTCAACATCCAGCGGATAACCGTCGACCTCGTCCAGGAACAAATAGCGCACCGGCATTGAGCGCAGCCCCACTGCGCTGTTGGCACCGGTCATCACCAACACGCCACCCCGGAACTCCTTGGCCAGAATGGTGTTGCCGGAATCTCGCGACCTGGCCGGTGAAATCAATTCACGCAATGCAGCGGACTCCTCAATCAAAGGGTCGATCCGCTGCTTGGAATTTCGCTTGGCCATGTCCACCGTCGGCCAGACCGCCATCATCGGCCCGGGCGCATGGTGGATCACGTAGCCAATCCAGTTGCTGCCCATTTCAGTCGCGCCCAGTTGCGCCGCCTTCATGAACACCACCCGTTCCACAGGCGAGTTGGGCGAGAGGCAGTCCATGATCTCCTTCAGGTACGGCGTGCGGCTGGTGCGCCAGCGACCAGGCTCAGCTGATGCCTTGCTGGAGAGCATGCGGTGCTGATCGGACCACTCGGACACCGACAGCAGAGGGTCAGGCGTGAGGCCATCGCGCCAGGCTCGCTCTATTTCGCTTGCGCCATCGTAGTGATCGGTTTCGATTTCGGTGCTCATCAGTCAACGCTTGCCTGTAAGTTACCCAATTCCTGCAAGTGCTCGCGCACCGCGTTCTCCAGCGCCACGTGCATGGTGTGCGCATCAATTTCCAATTTGGCGGCCATCTGGGCTGAGACCCGTGCGGGCCAGTTCAGCCAGGCATCACGTTCACTTCGGGCCAGTTTGAACACATGGGCAATAGCCTGCGGCCGATCAATGAGTTCGCCCTTAAGCCTGGCCAGTCGCACTTTGTTGGTCTGCGCTTTAACCACCTCGTTGACGGTTCGGGCTTGTAAGAGCGAGGTGCCACCGCCGCCAGAGCCAGTGTTAGTTGCAGCGCCTGCACCACTTCGTTCACCGTCGCCATCGACCTCCGGCACCTTGACCTTGACGGTCGGTCGTTGTGTTCCCGTCTTGGGCGAACTGGTGTTGCGCTCCCACTGGGCATCCGCCTGATCGGGATCAATCGTGCCGTCGGCCAGCGCATTAATGCGCCCGCTGCGGATGGCCTTGTGTACGGCGGTGTCGGTGACCCCGCGATGACGGGCGTAGGCGCGAATCGATAGTCCCATGGGTGTGTTGTGTTCGTTTCATCTCAGAAGTGATGCGTCAGGTGCGTCAGACAGAGATGCAAATTTGCATGCCTGGTGGGGTGGAACCTTCTGCAAATTTGCAGAAGGTTGGGGTGTTGGTTTCAAGCCAATCAATGTTCAAAAAAGAATCAAAAAATGTTCGAAATTGACTTGGCTTCTCAAGCACACAGCGCGTTACTACAAGCATCGCAACCAACCAAACGGAGTTAGAAATGAAAAACACCCTCGACCAGATTTTTGCCCTGATTGCTGAGAAGCACCTCTTTATCGAGACCCTGGAAACACGCAACTCAGACAGCCTTGATTTCCATGACGTTTCAGTCTGGGGTGTTCGCAGCGCCCTGGAAGCAGCCTTTAAAGCCGGGGTTGAGTTGGGTGCATCCATGCCAAAACCGACTGAGTCGGAGATTGGCAACACCTAAAAAATCACGACAAGCCAAGCCGAAAGAGCTTGGCTTGTCTTGCAAACAGCGCGTTCATCACATCGTCTTAATCAACCACTCAAAAGGAGCCTCAAATGAGCACAATCACACTGACCACCACCCAGCACGCGATGTTGGACCACGCCATCCATCACACCGATGGCCGCGTTGACTGGTTTCCAGAAAACATCAAAGGCGGCGCACGCCAAAAGGTGCTGCAAGGACTTTTCAATCGCGCCTTGATCACGCCACATGGGGCAGACTGGCTGGTCGCCGCCGAGGGCTACGACGCGTTGGGCTGCGCTAGACCCACAACTTGCAGCATCGCACCAGACCCAGACCACGAACTTGACACAGCCGTGGCGCAGGCTGAGGCATCTTGGGTACAAGGTGTGGACACCGCCGAGTCAGAAGACGTTTCCATCGAAACCGAAACCCAAGTCGAACAGAACGACAACGCCACTGGCTGCGACGATTGCCACTCAGGCACCGTTGTGCCAGCTCCTGCAATTGACGCAACACAGGGCCAACCAGCGCCAACCACAACGCCTGCCGAGCAGCCCCTTGCGAAGGTCATTCGCACCCGAGAACACAGCAAACAGGCCACCATCATCGGGATGCTCCAGCGCGCCGAGGGTGCCACCATCGCCCAGATTTGCGAGGCAACTGGCTGGCAAGCCCACACCGTGCGCGGCACCTTTGCCGGAGCTTTCAAGAAGAAACTGGGCATGACCATCACGTCAGACAAGACGCAAGGCGGCGTGCGCACCTACCGGGCAGCAGCCTAAAAATAGATTCAAAGAGAAGCCGATTTTGCTTGGCTTCTCTCTCGAACAGCGTCTTCATGGAGGTGTCGCGATTGACGACGAACTTCACAGGAAAACGAAATGAACACCATGACCATCACCATCGAGCGCACACCACGCACCGTCCAACTTTGCGACATCGCCCTGCAAGTCGAGGAGCTGAGTATCACCTTGCCCTTTGCCCGCAAGCCTTGCGACCTGAGCGAACTTGGCGGCGGAAAACCTGAAAAAGTGCTGGTCACAGAAACCCGCGAGATGAGCACCACAGAATTTGACGAGTTTGCCGCCAACCTGCTGCGTTCACGCACCTGGCTCAATGGTCGGGGTGGCACAACACGCGAAGGCACCCTATGCGTCGAGGTTTACGCACCGGGTCGACCCTACCTTTACATCAACCCCGAAGGCGGTGACTACGCCAGGTACGTAGCCCGTCTCGGATAAGCCAATTGATTGAAAGGAAGCCAAATTAACTTGGCTTCTCAATCAAACAGCGCGTTACTAGAAGCATCGCAACAAACCAAACGGAAGAACGACATGACCGACGCAACACAAACCCTCGCCACCCAAAACGAATCCTGGGGCTTTTGGGGAACCATGAACGAGCACGCTACCTCCGCCTGGCCCATCGCATCCACAGCGATTGCAGCAGCCACAGGTTGCGAACCTGAACAAGTCAGAGCCTTCCTGGACAGCCGCTACGGACGCCACTTTGCAGACGATGTCCAAAACGGACTTTTTGTGGGTTGCAACCTCAAGGACGCGATTGACAAGGCCACTGCCAAATGGATGGGCTGGACGATTGGGCGCATCACAGCCAAGGAAACGGGCATCCCTCGCGGCATGGCTTACTTGACTGGGTTTGTGGTGCAAGCAGCCATCGACGACGAGCTTTTTGCCTGACGCACTCGCCGGGCCTCAAACGCCCGGCGCAGGAGGTAGCTTCGCACAAGCGACACACCCGTAAAGATTAATCCGATCATCAGGTTCTGCGACAAGGTCGCATGCAACCCAAACAGCGGAAACACCAAATACTGAGTGGCCACCGCCACGATATAGCCCACCAGCACGTTGGCCACCGACTCCACCAGAGACATCCAGCGTGACTGCATCATGATTGACACTGGCCTTCCTGGCCCGCTCCGCCACCTTGGACACCGGCCAAATCGTTGAAGGCAATGCCATCGGACTCTCGACT